TTTAAAATCCGGCAGGTCGGCCACGACCGGAAATTTTGCCGGGAATATTTTATCGGCATGAAGCATGCCGGCTTTAAGATCGTGGACCAGCCCCAGTATTATTACAAAAAATCCGAGGGGTTCCGGTACATCGAGAATTCGGCCAAAAACGGGACGCTCTACTACCTGCACTCCGAGGCTTACGAGTACTGCGTGGAGAACGTCTCAGCCATCGAGAAGACCGACGACATGGTGATGTACGACAAGGTACAGCCGGAGCACCGCATCGACCTGTTTGATGCCTCGGTGTTTGCCTGCGTACGATATCTGGAGAGCCTCGACCGGACCAGCTCAGCAAAGAGCTGGTGGGGCGAGAAGGAGGACGAAACCGAATGAGCAAGAAAAAGCGGAGCCGCCAGGCACCGCGGGCCGAGCCCCCGCAGAAGCGGAGCGCCGTCTGGATGTGCGACGCGACGAAGTACGACGACCTGACCTGCGCCGGGTATACGTCGCTGGCACACAACCCGGAGATATGCGCAGCGGTGAGCACCATTGCGCGGCTGATCGGAAGCATGACCATCCACCTGATGCGCAACACGGAGCGGGGCGACATCCGGATCACGGACGGCCTCTCCCGCCTGGTGGACATCACACCCAACCGGGTCATGACGCGGACGAGCTTTGTCCAGTGGATCGTAAAAACGATGCTGCTGGACGGACGTGGAAACGCAGTCGTTATCCCCCGCTACACCGACGGCGGAGCGGGCGGCTACATCGAGGAGCTGATCCCGATCCCGCCGGCCTTTGTGTCCTTTGTGCCGGAGGGGCTTATGGACTACAAGGTCATCGCGGCGGGCCGGGAATTCGCGGCCGGGGACGTCCTGCATTTTGCCGAGAACCCGGATGCGCTGTACCCGTGGCTCGGGACCGGCTACCAGGTGGCCCTGGCCGACGTGGCCAACAACCTCAAGCAGGCATCCGAGACGGAGCGGGGCTTTATGTCAAGCAAATGGAAGCCCTCCATCATCGTCAAGGTGGACGGCTTGGTGGATGAGTTCTCCGGGCCGGAGGGCCGCCGGAAGCTCCTGGAGGACTACGTCCTCAGCGGAGAGGCCGGAGCGCCATGGCTGCTCCCGGCGGATCAATTTGCGGTGCAGGAGGTTCGGCCGCTGACGCTGTCCGATCTGGCGCTCGCGGACTTTGTCAAGCTGGACAAGCAGACCGTGGCCACCATTCTGGGCCTGCCACCCTTTGTCCTCGGCGTCGGGGACTTTAAGCGGGACGCATGGAACAGCTTTATCTCGACCCGCATCATGCCGCTGGCCCAGCAAATCCAGCAGGTGCTCACAAAGGGCCTCTTGTACAGCCAGGACCTGTATTTTAGGTTTAACGCCCGGAGCCTGTACAACTACGACCTCCAGGAGCTGGCCAGCATCGCGGACGAGCAATACATCCGCGGCATCATGACCGGCAACGAGGTCCGGGCCTGGCTCGGCCTGCCGCCAAAGGACGGCCTCGACGAGCTGGTGATCCTGGAGAACTATCTCCCCATCGACAGGCTGGGGGACCAAAAAAAGCTTTTAAACCCGGGAGGTGAGACAAGTGACAAATCGGACGATGCGGATGCGTGACATGCGCGTCCGCGAGGAGGACGGCACCAGGCGGCTCGAGGGCTATTTTGCGGTGTTTGACCAGCCATATGAGGTGTGCCCAGGCTGGGTGGAGACCATCGCACCGGGGGCATTTGGACGGGCGCTGGCCTCGGGCGAAGACACCAAGGTGCTGTGGAACCACGACACCAACATCGTGCTTGGCAGCACCGCCAACAAGACCGCAGACCTCAGGGAGGACGAACGGGGCCTCCGGGGCGGCGTGGAGATCAACGACCAGGACCAGGACGCCAAGAACGCCTATGCGCGGGTGGACCGCGGCGACGTGGACGGATGCTCCTTTGGCTTTGACATCTCCCGCATGGAGGAGAGCTGGGACGAGGACGGGACATACCGGACGAGGATCCTTGAGGTATATCCCCTCTACGAGGTGAGCCCATGCACGTTCCCGGCCTATCAACAGACCAGCATTTCGGCGCGGGCCGCCGAGGAGCTGGCCGCGGCCCGCGAGAAGCTCGACCGGACCAAACAAGACAAAGTAAACCAGCGCCGCGCCGAGCTTATCGCGCGGCTGAAAGGAGAACACCATGGCACTTAGAGCAATCATGCTCCGCCGGCAGATCGAGGCGAAGCGGGGCCAGCTCGAACAGCTGCGAGAGAAGGACGCCGCGTTTGCGGAGCGCCGGACGGCGCTGGAGACCGCAGTCAACGAGGCGGAGACCGATGAGCAGTTCGAGGCGGTCCGCGCGGAGATCGAGACGCTGGAGGGCGAAGAAACCGCGCACGGCGGCGAGGTGACGCGACTGAGCGGCGAAATCAAGGAGCTGGAGGAACAGCTCGCCGAAGCCGAACGCGGCAGACAGGTGCCCCAGGCACCGGAAGTAGAAAGGAGAACCAATACCATGAGCTTTGATATCCGCGCGCTGCCCATGAGCCGCCGGGCCTTTGACGCCCTGCCGATGGAGCAGCGCACCGCGATCCTGGCCCAGGAGGACGTCAAGACGTTCCTCGGCCAGCTCCGCAGCATGAGAGGCCAGAGCCGGGCACTTACCGGCGGCGAGCTGACGATCCCCGTCGTCATGCTGGACATCATCGCGGAAAATATGTACCGCTACAGCAAGCTGCTCAACCGGGTCCGCGTCCGCAACGTCAACGGCGAGGCCCGCCAGACCATCGCGGGCACCGTGCCGGAGGCCGTGTGGACCGAGATGTGCGGCGCGATCAATGAGCTGACATTTGGATTTAACCAGATCACGCTCGACGGCTACAAGGTGGCCGGTTACATCGCGGTGTGCAATGCCCTCCTTGAGGATAACGACGTCAACCTCGCCTCCTGGATCGTGGAGATGATCTCCGAGTCCATCGGTCTGGCCATCGACAAGGCGATCCTCTACGGCAAGGGCGCGGCAAGCAAAATGCCCCTCGGCATCGTCACCCGCCTGGCGCAGAGCAGCAAGCCGGCGGATTACCCCGCCAACGCCCCCACCTGGACGGACCTGCACACCAGCAACATCGTCAAGGTGGACAACACCAAGACCGGCGCGGAGTTCTGGGCGGCTCTCATGATCGCGGCCGGCAACACGTTTACCAGATACAGCCGCGGCGAACAGTTCTGGGCGATGAACTCCAAGACCTACGCGCTGCTGCGCTCCAAGGTCATCACCTTTACGGCCTCGGGCGACATCGTCTCCAACGTCTTCGGCACCCTGCCGATCATCAACGGCCCCATCGACGTGCTAGAGTTTATCCCGGACGGCGACATCATCGGCGGCTACGGCGATCTGTACCTCTTCGCGGAGCGATCCGGCATGGTCATCGAGTCCAGCCGCGAGGTGCAGTTTATCCAGGACAACACCGTCTTCCGCGGCAAGCAGCGCTGCGACGGCGCGCCTATCATCCCCGGCGCGTTTGTGGCGATGAACATCAACGGCAACAGCGTCACCACGGCGATGGACTTTCCGGCGGACACCGCCAACGACGCGGACCTCCAGAGCCTCACCGGCCTGACCCTCTCCCCTGCCTTTGATGCAGGCACCCTGAGCTACACCGCCACCGCGCCCACCAGCGCGGCGCCCATCGAGGCGACCCCGGCCAACGCCGAAGCCCAGATCGGCATCACCTACAATGGCAAAAACCTCAACAACGGCGCCACTCCGACCTACGCAACCGGCAGCCTGCCGATGGTGGTAACCGTCAAAAACGGCAACGCCGTCAAGGTGTACACGATCACCGTCACCAAGTCCTGATGACGGCCGCGGACATCCGGACCCTGGTAAAGCTCAACCTGTCGCTCACGTCCGCGGCTTATGACACCTACCTCGACAGCCTGATCGAGACGGCAAAGGCGGCCATCCAGCGCGAGGGCATCGCGCTGGATGACACGCCGGAGAGCGTCAACCTGATCGTGATGTATGCGGCATACCTGTTTCGCAAGCGCGCCGAGGACAACCCGATCATGCCGCGAATGCTCCGCTACGCGCTCAACCAGATGCTGTTTGCGCAAAAGGCAGGTGGCACATGATGACGCTGGACACCGGCACGCTCTGGCTTTGCACCGTGGCCAACACGGCGAAGCCGGGCGAAATGCCGCGGGAGCAGGCCACACGGACCACGGAGCACTTTTTCGGCGACCGAGCTGTCGGCTATGGCCGACAGTACGCCGCAAAGGGCGTCAATGAGCAGGTGGACCGGCTCGTCCGCATCTGGTGGGAGCCGGGCGCCCGCATCGGCATGGTGGCCGAAATCGACGGGGAGCAATACCGGATCGACAACGTGCAGCACCTGTTAGACGATGACGGTTTACAGGTGACGGACCTGACGCTGAGGAGGCTGGACACGCTCTATGATATCACAGACAAGACTTAAGGCGCTGGGGGCCATGTTTGCGGACGTCTGCAAGGCCTACCACTACCGGCGGCCGAAGATGGAGCCCCCCTATCTCATCTGGGCAGAGGACGGCGCAGAAAACTGGGACGCCGATCTCACCGTCAAGGAGCAGCGTTTTACAGGCGCTGCGGACTACTACACAAAGGACGAGTACGACGCGACCATCGACGCCATCCAGGCCGAGGCGACAGTCTCCGGCATCTGGCTGGCTCTGGACAGCGTGCAGTACGAGGAGGAGACAAACCTCATCCACTACAGCTGGAGGTGGGTGTTGTAATGGCAACATTACGCATGCAGGGCCTCAAGGAGTACGAGGAGATGCTCAGCAAGCTGGACAAGGACACCGTCCCGATGATCGGCCGGGCGCTCTATGAGGGCGGTAGGGTCGTGGCGGATGAGTTCCGGCGCGAGGTCGAGGCGCTGCCGGTCGTGGCACCAAATGTCCGAGGCACCTCGGAGCGCAAGCTGGCGGGCATCACATCGGAGCAAAAGCGCGGCCTGCTCCAGGGCCTCGGTATCGCCAAGATGCGGAGCCGGGACGGCGTGCATGACATCAAGATCGGCTTTGACGGATACAACAGCGTGCATACCAAAAAATACCCCGGCGGCCAGCCCAACGCCATGATCGCACGGTCGGTCAACACGGGATCCAGCTTCCGCGCGGCCACCCATTTTGCGGACCGCGCGGCCAGAAACTCCAAAGCGCGCGCCGAAAAGGCGATGCAGCAGCAGTTTGACAAGGACCTTAAAAAAATCTCGGATTGAGAAAGGACTGAAACCATATGGCAAACGGAAGAGTCTGCACCGGTTACAGCCACCCCATGGCGGCAAGCTACGCCGCATCGGCCGGCACGGTGACCTACACAGACCCCTTTATCATCGCCCGCGGCGTCAGTGTGGATATCTCGCTGACCACGTCGAGCGGTACATCCTTTTATGCCGACAACTCGGCACAGGAGACCTCCCCGGGGAAATTTGTCTCCGGCACCGTGACGCTCACCAACGACGACCCCCTCCCCGGAATCGCCAAGAAAATCTATGGACTGCCCGAGGAGAAGACTCTGACCATGGCCGGCTCCACGACGGTGAAATACCAGGGCTACGGCGAGCAGGCAAGCTACCCGTACCTCGGCGTCGGCTTTATCGTCCGATTCCAGCAGGACGGCGCGGAGAGCTTCGTGCCGGTCGTCCTGACAAAGGTGCGGTTTTCCGCGCCGAACACGAGCCGGGAGACCCAGGGCGAGGAGATGAGCTACCAGACCACGACGCTCACCGGCACCATGGCCCTGGACGACGGCGCCGACAAAAACTGGAAATTTGTCTTTGACGAGCAGACCACCGAGGCGGCCGCCGTGGCCGTCCTGGAGAAGTTCCTCGGCAAGGCGTCCTAACACCAGCGGGAGGAAGAAACATGGAATATGCGCTCACTGTGCTTGCCATGGCGAAGATCACGGACATTCTCGGCGGCGAGTTTGACATGGGAAAGCTCAACGACGGCAATACCGAGGAGCGGACCGTCCGCCGGGCCGAGATCATGGCTGCCCTCTCTGCCGGAGCCGCCGCAAAGACGCGGGCGGAGACCGGAGAGGACGCCCGAGGCCGGTCTGTGGACCACTATCTGAGCCTCGATGCCGACACGTTTTCAGACGAGTTTTCCGCGGCGATGAAGGCCGTGGGGGAAGGGCTCAAACGCAGGGTAAAAGCAAAAAAGCAGTAAGCGCCCCGCCATAAAGCTGGATCATACCTGGCTGGTGTTTTATGGCCACCAGATGGGCATGAGCAGGCAGGAGATCAACGGCACCATATACGGGCAGATGCTGGACTTGATCTCCTGCCTTGCCATTTATGGCGGGGCGGAGCCAGAACCGGAGGAAAAGAGCATGGGACCGCTCGAATGGATGGGGGTGCAGTAAGTGGCGATCAACATCGGGCCAAAGATCAAGGTGGACGGCGAGGCCGAATACCGACGGGCGATGCGGGATATCATCGCGCAGACCAAGGCCCTGGACAGCGAGATGAAGCTGCTTACCAGCAGCTTTGACAAAAACACATCCAAAGAGGAAAAAAGCGCGAAGACGTCCGACGTCCTCACGCGGAAGATCACCGCGCAGGAGCAGGCCGTCGCAGAGCTGGAAAAGCAGCTTGCAAAGGCACAGCAGAGCTACGGAGCGGGCTCCTATGAGGTGCAGAGCTACCAGCAGCGACTCAATGAGGCAAAGGCTGAGCTGAACGAAACCCGAAGCGCCCTTGAGAGCATGGGCGAAAGCGTAGATGACGCATCGGACGGAATGGAAGACGCAGGAGGGTCAGCGCTGGACCTTGCGACGGTATTCAAGGGCGGCTTGCTGGCGGACATCGCAAAAGAGGCGCTCGATGCGCTGCGGGAAGGGCTGAAAAAATTTGCAAAAGAATCCGTAGAGGCTGCCGCACAGGTGAGGGCGCTGAATTCCAGCTGGTCCCAGACCTTTGGGGGCTTGGAGGGCACGGCGAACGAGGCCATTGACCGCGTATCACAGAGCACAGGGATCATGGCCGAGCGCCTCAAGCAGGCCGGAATGCAGATCTACGCCTTTAATAAGGCCTCCGGCGGCGACAGCGTCGAGGCGCTGGGCATGATGGAGCGGGCGCTGACCACGGCGGCGGACCTGGCCGCCTACTACGACAAGAGCGTCGAGGACACCACGGACAGCCTGCTCTCGTTTTTAAAGGGCAACTACGCCAACGACGCCGCCCTCGGAATATCCTCCACGGAGTTTACCCGCAACGCCAAGGCGGCGGAAATGTTTGGCACCGAGTTTAAAAACCTCACCGAGGTGCAAAAGCAGAGCGTCCTCCTCCAGACCGTTGAGGACGCCGCGAAGCTCTCGGGCGCGATGGGTCAGGCCGCCCGCGAGGCGGATGCCTGGGAAAACGTCCAGGGAAACCTCAACGAGGCGTGGAAACAGTTTGAGGCAACAGTTGGAACGCCAATCCTTTCGCTGCTCATTCCGATTCTCAAGGGCGCCACTATCGCCGTCGGGGCCCTCACGACCGCGCTCAGCCCGGACGAATATCAAAAGGCGGCGAGAAATGCGTCGGCCTTTGCCGAAAGCGTGGGACAGATTGGACCGGAGGCTGGGAAGACAAAAAAAGAGGCCTACGACCTGGCGGACGAAATTCTCAATCTGAGCGGAAAGGTAAAAGCTGGGACTCCGGCCTGGGATGACTTTAGATACAAGGTCCAGCGCCTGAACGATCAGTTCCCGGGGCTGAATCTCAAAATCGACGAGAACACAGGGGCTGTCAATCTGAGCGCTGAGGCCATCCGGGACTTTATCGAGGCAGCATCCGGGTACGACGAGTATGTCAAAAACCAAAAGGCGATCCAGGAAATAGAACAAAAAAGATATGAACTGGACAAACTGCTGAAAGAGGCCCAAGACGAGCTGAACACAAGCATGAAAGACGGCGCATCCATGTCCGGCCTCGCAGCGACAAACAGCGCATATGCCAACGCCGCAGACGGACAGCGCACAAAAACTGTTTACGAGCTTGAAAAAGCAATCGGGGAACTGGACACGCAGGAGGCCGCTCTCAATGACCGCCAGACGGAGCTCGCCGAGAACGGCTACGCCGTCGAGGAGAGCGCTGCCGCCCAGGCGGCGGCCATCTCCGAGGTGAGCGAGGAGGCGACAAACTACATCGCAAAGCTCGCCGAGGTCGGCGAGCAGTATCAGGCGGCGTACGAGAATGCACTCTCCAGCATCCAGGGCCAGCAGGACCTGTGGAAGGAGTTTAACGCCGAGTCAGAGATGACGGTCAACGAGATCGTTGCAAACTGGCAAAAGCAGGCGGAGTACTCGGACCAGTACGCGGCCAACATGGCCGCAGCTCTCGCCCGCCCCATCGACGGGATGCGGGAGCTGGTGGCCTCCATCGATGACGGCAGCGCCGAGAGCGCCGCCATCCTGGAGACGCTGGCCAACGGCACCGAGGAGGACGCAAAGGCCATCATAAAGGCCTTTGACCGCCGCAAGGACGCGCAGGAAAACATGGCGCGCACCATGCAGGGCGCAGAGGTCGCCCTCCAGGAGGAGACAAATAAGATCCTCCGCGACGCGGGCGAGTACGCCGACGAGATCGTCAATGTGCTCAAAAATCCGGACCAATACTCCGAGACGGTCCGGGAGAACATGGAGGCCTACAGGAACGGCCTGACGGCCATTGCGCCGGACGTCCTCAACTCGGCTCATAACCTCGCCCAGCAGGTCCGGCAGGCACTATCGGACATCCAAATCACGGTGAGCCCGAGTATGGCAATCAACGGCGGGCGGCTGGACATCAACGCCGCCAAAAATGGACTAAATAATGCGTATAACAGGAGGTCGATGGTCTACAAATGATAAGCGAGATTGTATTCGACGGCCGCAGCTCCGCGGACCTCCGCCTCTTCATCGAGCGCCCGCCGGACCCGACCGGCCCGGCGCGGCGAATCACAAAATATCAGATCCCCGGGCGGAGCGGGGACGGTGTCCTCGACCGCGGGGAGCTGGACAACTACGACCAGGAGTATGCCGTATACCTGTCCGCCGATCCCGGCATGGTGCAGGAGTATGCGGCGCTGACCGCCGAGTGGCTGATGGGCCCGCGGGGCTATGTGCGGCTGGAGGACAGCTACACGCCGGACACCTACCGTCTGGCCATGTTCGCCGGGCCGCTGGAGGTAGCCAACACGCTGGGCTCCTTTGGCCGGGCAACGCTCAAGTTTGATTGTCTCCCCTACCGGCGGCTGAAAAGCGGGGACTATCCAGCGGACATCTCCGGCGGCGGATGGCTCGTCAACCCGACGCAGTTTGACGCCCTGCCGCTGATCGAGCTGACCATGAGCGGAGCGGGCACCCTGATTGTCAACGACGCCACCATTGAGATCGCGGCCATGACAGGCAAAATCGCAATCGACTGCGAGTCTATGGACGCCGCCGGGCCGGACGGGGCCAACCTCAACAGCAAGCTCACGGCAGAGGTCTTCCCCGTCCTGGGACCGGGCGGAAATCAGATCACATACACCGGCGGCGTGACGGACATCAAGATTACGCCGAGATGGAGGACAGTATGAGCGACCAGATCAAATATCCCCGCCTCTACGGAGCGGGCGAGATTGCCTTTGCGGACAACGGCCTCGGCTTTCTCCCGGACGCGCTGAGCTGCATCGTCCGGGAGGAACGCAACGGCGAATATTATCTCGAGATGACGTACCGGGCGGACGGCCTCCACGCGGAAGACATCGCATCCCGAAGCATCATTCTCGCGCGGCCAAACCCCTACGACCAGCCGCAGCCGTTCCGGGTCCAGCAGATCGTCAAAACGTCGGAGCGGGAAATCGAGATTTACGCACCGCATGTGAGCTATGACCTGTCCGGGACGCCCTGCGAGCCGTTCACGGCAGCCAGTGCTCCAACGGCCATGCAGCAGCTCAAGGCAAAGCAGATCGCCGACACCCCGTTTACGTTTGAGACGGACAAGAAGACCGTGGCCACCATGACCAACACGGTCCCGACGTCCTGTCGGGCGCTCCTGGGCGGCCATGAGGGCAGCGTGCTGGACACCTACGGCGGCGAGTGGGAGTTTGACCGATGGAGAGCCATTCTCCACGCGTCCAGGGGCGAGGACCGCGGCGCGGCGCTCCGGTACGGCAAAAACATCGCCACGCTGGAGCAGGAGCAAAACATCGAGTCGATGTATACTGCGGTCTATCCCTACTGGCTCGGCACGGACGGCGTCCTCGTGACGCTGCCGGAAAAGACCGTATCCGCCGGCGGGACATACTCCTTCAGCCACGTCAAGGTCCAGGATTTTTCCGCCGACTTTGAGACGCCGCCGACGGAGGCGCAGCTCCGGGGCCGGTGCCAGACCTACATCGGAGCGAACAAGATCGGCGTCCCGGCGGTGACGCTGGACGTCACGCCGCAGGTGATATCCGGGGCCGACGTCATCAAGCTCTGCGACACCGTCCACATCTACTTTGCGGAGCTGGGCGTCAAGACCTCCGCGGAGGTCATCGCCGCCGAATACAACCTCCTGACGGGCCAATATAACGAGCTTGAGATCGGGACGCCGCGCTACACCTTTGTGGACGCCGTCATCGACAGTCAAAACTACGTAGAGACCGCCCCGCGCACGGTGCAGGAGGCCGTCAACATCGCCACCGGAAAGATCGTCGGCAACGTCGGCGGCTACGTCGTCCTCAACTCCTCCAGCGGCGGGAAATACCCGGACGAGATACTCGTCATGGACGCCCCACGCATCGAGGACGCCGTCAGCGTCTGGAGGTGGAACAAGTCCGGCCTCGGCCACAGCAGCAGCGGCTATAACGGCCCCTACACCCTGGCGGCCCTGGATGACGGATCCTTTGTGGCCGATGTAATCAAGTCCGGGACGCTGGCCTCGGCGGACGGAACGGTTAAATTTAACCTGCAAAACGGCACGATCTCCACGGAGGGGACCTTGTCAAACGGAAAAACCGCAAAAGTGGAGATTGCCGGGCCGACCATCAAATTTTACATCGACGGCGTCCTCGGCGGTTGGATCACGGATACCGGGGCAGGCATTGAGGTGAGCGGCCGAGACGGGAGCACGGCCTCCATTGGAGGCGCGGCCGGGACCGGCGTGGGAAATCTGAGCAGCGCAACGCGGGTCTACGGCTCCGAGGTGTGGATCGCAGGCAAAAAAGTCCAGTGGGTCCAGAGCACCGACTTTGGCGGCTATGTGCTGGTAAGCAAGTAAGGAGGGACGCAAAATGAGTATGCAGGCGATCACCCCGATCATCCTGCGCATGGACAGCCCGAACACCCTGCAAAGGGTATACGCAAAGCAAAACGACAAGCTCAGCCGGTATATCGTGGCCTCGCTGGCCTGCGGCGCTGCGGCATGGACACCGCCGGAGGGCGTCGCCGGGGCCATCCGCTACAAAAAGCCGGACGGCACCGCCGGATTTTACGATACCGCCGAGGACGGCACGGACGCCATCGCCCTGAGCGGCGCGACGGTCAAAATGTACCTGGCGGAGCAGGTCCTCACCGTGCCCGGAGAGGTGGCGATGGAGATCAATTTTTACACGGCGGCCGGCGCAAAGCTCACGTCCTTTGGCTGGACGCTGATCGTCAAGCCCAGCGTGGTCCCGGACTCGGCCATCCAGTCCACGGACTACTACAACACCCTGACGGCGCAAATCGCCAAGGCGCTGGAGTACAAAAACGCCGCCGCCGCCTCTGCAACGGCCGCAGCGGCGAGCGCAGAAGATGCCGCGGCGACCCTAGCCTCCGCAGTGAAATCTGTAAACGGGGTCGCACCGGACTCGACAGGCAATGTGGAGATTGCCGCCGAGTATGAGATGGGGACGTCTGGGATATGGACATATCGCAAGTACACGAACGGGGAATATGAGTGTTGGGGGAGTCAGACATACTCGGGCACAGCAAACGCCGCGTGGGGCACGATGTTTGCGCTGGAGTGCGAGATGCCGGACTACCCGATCACGTTTGTGAATTACCCGGTCGTGCTGCGCGACGTGATCCCAAACAATGCCGCAGGCTGCTGGGTGGCGGGCTACGGCGCGGGGTCGCTGACAAACTGCGGGCCAGTAGGGCTGGTCCGGCCGACTAGTATGCAGCTCAGCGCAGCGATAAAAATATACGCCCGTGGGCGGTGGAAATGAGAGGGGAGGACATCATGATCGTCACGGTGACGGCTACGATGGAACACTACATCCGCGTATCGCTGATCTGCGCGGATGCATCGGCAGTGATTGCGACCATGAACGAACCAATCGAATAAGGAGGGACAAGTCATGCAGATTACAGAAGCAATTTGTACTGGGAACAGCCGGTACAGGGCAAACCAAAGGCTCACGCCGCGGGGCGTGGTGCTGCACTCCATCGGCACGCCGCAGCCGGACGCGCGGGTGCTGCGGCAATGGTGGCAGGACGATAAATCCAAGTACGTGGTCCACTACATGGTGGACGATCAGCGGGTGCTGCACTGTATGCCGGACGACCGCAAGTGCTTCCACGTCGGCGGGCCGGGCAACGACAAATGGCTCGGCATTGAGATGGGCGAGCCGCGGGAGATCACATACACCAGCGGGGCGCGGTTCACCGTCTCCGACCTGGAGGCGGCGAGGAACTACGCGCTCCGGACCTACAAAAACGCCGTGTGGCTCCTGGCCCAGCTCTGCCGGAGGTACGGCTGGGACCCCTACACGTGCGTCGAGACCCACTACGATGTGACCAGGCGGGGCCTCAGCAACACGGACCACGTGGACCCGCAGCACCTCTGGGACGGCCTGGGCCTGGGCATCGATCTTGCCAAGCTCCGGCGGGACGTGGCGGCGGAGCTGGGCGGCGCAAGCCCGGCCCCGGCGGACGAGCACCCCACGCTCTCCAGGGGCAGCTCCGGCGAGGCCGTGGTGAGGATGCAGCAGCTCCTCATCCGGGCGGGCTACAACTTCTCGCCCTGGGGCGCGGACGGCATCTTCGGCGACTATACGGACAGCCTCGTCCGGGCCTTCCAGGCGAAAAACGGCCTCTCGGCAGACGGCATCTGCGGCAGGCTCACCTGGGCGGCGCTGGAGGCCGCAGGGACGGCGGCGAGCAGGACCGGCAAGCTGGTCCGCATCACGGCCCGGAGCGGCCTCAACGTCCGCAGCGGCCCCGGGACGGGATACGGCGTGGCCAAAACGCTGGCCTACGGCGGCGCATACACCATCGTCGAGGAGCAGGACGGCTGGGGCCTACTGAAAGCATACGCGGACCGGCGGAACGGGTGGATTTGCCTCGCATACACCGAGGCCAAAACATAAGGAGGGACAAATGAGACATACAATCATGGCAATCATCGGAGCGCTGGGCGCGGCAATCTCAACCGCGTTCGGCGGCTGGACAAGCGGCCTCACAACACTGCTCGTGTTTATGGCCATCGACTACGCCTCCGGGCTGATCGTCGCCGGGGTGTTTCACAAATCCGGCAAGAGCAAAACCGGGCGGCTGGAGTCCGGGGCTGGATGGAAGGGCCTCATCCGCAAGGGCATGATCCTGCTGATCGTCCTTATTGCATGCAGACTGGACATGCTGCTCGGCACAACGTACATCCGGGATGCGGTCATTATTGCATTCTGTGCCAACGAGCTGCTCTCGATCACGGAGAACGCTGGACTTATGGGCGTACCGATCCCCAAGGCCATCACCGGCGCAATTGAGGTGCTAAAAAAGCGGGAGAGCGTAGAGACGGAGACAGATCATCCTCCCGACGATAACTGATTTCAAAGACGGCTGCCCGCAAGTGCGGGCGGCCGTTTTTTTGCTACCGAGCGCAAAAAAGTTTTGCAAATCTGCATTTTGCTCTTGACAAATACACGCAACGCGTATATAATAGAACCATAAGATAAAGCAAAACAAAAGCCACCGGCGAGACGAGAAAGGACGATAACCATGAAATACGACGTGAGATTTTCCTGCGGCCACACCCATACGGTGGAGCTTTTCGGTAAGTCCGCCGGCCGCGAGCGTAAGATCAAGTGGTATGAGGAGTTCGGCGTCTGCCCGGACTGCTACGCCGAGCAGAAGCGCATCGAGATGACGGTCGCGGCGGAAAAGCAAGGCCTCGAATGCGTCGAAATGCTCTACCGCGACTACAAGCGCGACTACTCCGACTGCAAGACCGTCCCGGGCAGCTACAACGGAGAGACCAAGACGATCAAGGTCTGGTGCAAGCGCAAAGATCAGTAAGGGAAACCAACATCAAAAGCCCGACCAACGCCGGAGAGAAAGGATGGTAAAAAAATGAAGATGACAGACGGAAAGCGCACGATCGAGATCACGATCCGCACATGGGACGAGGAACGCCAGAAGTACGGAGAGGACTGGGCGGCGGAATGGTTTTGCGACGCCAAGTTTGACAGAGAGCGCGGCCTCTACATCGTCGATGATGTGGAGTGCTGCATCGAGCAGGCCGACGACGACTCGGACGAGGACTGCCCGGCGCACGACGAGAATGTCAGCATAGAGGTTTTTGATCTGACGCCGTACGTGGAGGGGCCGGACCATGAATAATAAAATCTTTTCCGCCGCATGGGCCGAAGCCCTCTCCGGCGCTTATGCCGATCGCGACTCCTATGTCTCCGACTTGGCGCTCTCCTCGATTTGGGGAGACGCCGAGGGCGCGGAGGTCCCGCAGGCGCGCGTCGATGCCCTCGGCAGCATCTGGGACGCGGCGCACCTGAGCATCAAGGACATCCGGGCCGCCTCCGGCCTCTCCCGCACTGCATTTGCGGAGCACCTCTGCATCCCGTACCGCACGGTACAGGACTGGGAGCGCGGCCTCCGCGCCTGCCCGGGCTACCTCCGTCTCCTGATCGCAGAGCACTTCGGCATCTTCCACCGGCCGGAGGCCGACCGATGAGGCTCCGGCTCTGCCGCGTCTGCGGCGTGACATTTCCGTCGGACAAAGAGGAGGAGTCTCTCTGCCCGACCTGCCTTGCGGCGCAAAAGTCCTCGACGCTCCGAGCCCGCACATGCCGACAGTGCGGCAAGACGTTCCCGGGTGGCCCACGCGCGTGGTACTGCCCAGATTGCCGGGCAGAGAGGTCGAGGGAGCAAAACAGGACACATAAACGCAACGGTGCAAAACGGCAGCTCGGGAGCATCGACAACTGCGAGGCGTGCGGAGCGGAATACATCGTAAAATCCGGGTTGCAGCGCTACTGCCCGGCGTGCGCCGGGGGAGCCGTCAGAGCCAAGGACAACGCTGCATCTCGCGCGTACAACGCCGACCATAAAGAGCAGCGGAAGGAGCTGCGGGACATGGCGCTAAAGCTCTGCGTCATCTGCGGCGGGATCGTCCCACGTGGCAGCGCCGCCGTCACCTGCTCCCCCGATTGCGTCGAGGAGCAAAAACGCCGCAGGCAGCAGCGGGCCAGAGCCTCCTCCTGCAAGCACAGCACGAGGCGGCAGCGCACCGGCATGCCGGGCGTCTACTGGGTCGCGGCAAACCGAGATCGCCCGTGGATGGCACTCCATAAGGGCACATATATCGGATCATATACCACCAAGGAGGAGGCGTACCGGGCAAAAAGCGAGCTGCTGCAGGCATCTCCGCGCGCCGCCTCCGGCATGCAGTGGGTGCACCGCCACCCCCAGACCGGGAGATGGCAGGTGACGATCCGCGGAGAGTACATCGGGATATATGATACGATAGAGGAGGCGGTCGCCGCCCGAAATAAAGCGTTAAAAGACAAGGCGCGAGCAAAAGACGCGGGCAAACCTCCAGATAAAGACTGATTCACAATGCGGCCGCCCGCAAACGCGAGCGGCCGCATTTTTATCACCGCACCAAAAAAGTTTGTAAAATTTACATTTTGCCCTTGACAAATACACGCAATGCGTATATAATAGAACCATAAGATAAAGCAAAACAAAAGCCGCCCGGCCTCGCCGGAGAGAAAGGATAAAAGAAAATGAAGAAAGAGTTTATCGGCAAGATCATGAACAACGCCATCTACGGAGCCGCCACCAACCACGGCGCATACACCTACAAAGCCAACGTATACACCGGAGAAATCTTCCGCTGCCGCCGCGGCGATGAGAACCGCGAGTGGATCGACAACGACGGAAACGTCTCCGGTGCCTGGACGCTGATTGCCAACGCATAAACAAAAAGCAAGCCCCGCGGAAACGCCCGCGGGGCTTGCTTTTTTGCCGTCAGGTCCGCGCAAGCTTGATGCGCAAGGGCCGGGCGAAACGCGCCGCCTCGCCGCCTCGTTGCATCTTTTGTTACTAACAGTCTATGATTGTGCATTGCGACAAAAGGAAAAAAGTTAGGAAAACATCATGAAATGTGGATATTGCGGAATAATATGTAGCGAAAACATGGTGAAATGCATTTAAAAAATAACAATTTCTTAAGTTTTAAAAGCCGGAAAACCCTGGAATCATGCGGGTTTTTTGGCTTTTGTGTTACTAACGTGTTACTAACCCGTTACTAACAGTCTATGACTGTGCATTATGCGATAAGGGAAATTGCGCGGGAAAGCTCTTTTAGGGTGGCGTGGGTGTAGTGCTCCGTGATGTCGGATTCCGTGCTGTGCCCAAGCAGCCATTTGATTGCCAGCGGGTCGGCGCCGGCGTTGTGCAGGAGGGTGGCGAAGGTATGGCGGCACCAGTGCGGCGTGGCGCCGGGGGAGCCGATCTTCCCGGCGATGACGGAAAAGAATTGCCGGTACACGGTGGAGGACAGCGGCGCGCCGTCCTCCCGGCAGAGGATGGTCTGGCCGCCGCGGGCGAGCCATGCCTCCAGGTACGGACGGATTTTCGGGTGAACCGGAACGATCCGGTTCTTTCCGGCGGCGGTCTTTGTACCGCCCTGCAAATAGTGGCCATCCGCATGATAGGAAAAGGGCGTGAGCGCCAGAAGCTCCGAGATGCGGAAGCCGGTATAGCAGAGCATCAGGGCGGTGTCCGCCCAGGGCTCCCCGGCGGCGGCAAGCTGCTCCAGGCGGCGGAGCTGGAGGTCCGAGAAGGCGTCCCGGCGCTGCTTCGCGCCGACGGAGGGAATCTCGAGATAGGCGGAATAGTCCTTCTGGAGGATGTCGCGCCGGGCGGCGTAGCGGCACAGGGCCTTGATGAGCAGGGCGTCGTTGTTGATGAGGGACTGGGAGAGCCCGGCGTCCTCGTCGGCATCCAGGATGCTCTGCCACTCGTCCAGGGTGATGGAGCGGATGCGGCGGTCCGAAAGGCGGGAGACGCGCTGCCGCCAGGCGGCGTTGTGGCTCTGGATCGAGGCGGGCTTCAGCTTCCGGTATTCCCGGGCGCTCCAGGCCTCAAACACCTCACCGAGGGTGGCGAAGGACACGTCCCGGAGGGGCGCAGCGCCGTCCGCCACGCTGCGGTTATAGGCCTCCAGGGCTGCCTGGGCTTCGGCGGCCTTCTCGTAGCAGCCGAGGACGCGCTGGACGATATGCCCGGCGGAATCGCGGACGGAGACCCGGACCGCCCAGGGCCTGCGGCGGGAGCCGGAGAGCTTCACGACATTTCCGGTGCCATTGGCACGCTTCACGGCAGAACACCCCCTAGCGCAAAGAAGAGGGACCCGCGGAACCAGCCGACGTCGCGGCTCAGAATGTCAAAGGCCATCAAAAGCGTAAAAAAAATAACGCACACGGCGAGGGCGATCGCAAGGCGTTTGGAGCGGCGTTCAGACTTCAGCAGGGCGCGTTCAAGCTGGGCAAGCTGGCGCTCGTAGAGCTCGCGGGTGGCGGCCAACGTGGAGGCAGGGACCATCTCGACGCCCTGCGGGATCTCCTGCGGGCCCTGCGGAATGCCCTGCGGACCCTGCGGAGCGCCCTGCGGGTCCATGGCGGAGCGGGCTGCGTCGAGGATATCCGGGTCCGGAGATTTGACGCCGCCGCCCATGTGGTCCCGCAGCGTCGAGGCCGGGACGCCGGTCGCCTCCTCCAGATCGGCCCAGGACATGCCGCTTTTGCGCTTTGCGCCCATATAATCAAAAATCATGCACGTACAACCTCCCATCCATCATTCAAAGCGGGGCCTGCGGAAAACCCGCAGGCCCCGCAGGCAATCCCGCAATTGACACGCAAACCCCGCAGGGGTTATGCTGATATCACAAAAGATCAATCATCGGAGGAGAAATCCTCCGGAGGAAGAAGGAGCTTCAGCTCGTCGTAATCGTCCATAAAGGAATGAAACGCGGCATTACGCCCGTCGCCGTATGTCGTAAGGGAGCCGTCCGGGTCGGTGGCGAACCGCAAAAACGTCGAATAAGAGGAGTACATATCGCGGAGGACATCGTACTCCTCGGCGTAGGCCTTGGGCGGGTTTTTGAGATCGTTGACGGCAATACGGGCGCTGTCAAGGTCCTTGACCAAGCCGTCCCGCGCAAACTGATAATCGGCGCTGTCAAAGTAGGCAGAGAGCGCGTCGTTAAAATCACGCCAAGAGCCATTTGGGCGGGTATATGGGTCGGTGGCGGTGTCGTACTCCTCATAAATGGCGTTGCTCCAAACAGAATAAATCATGTCGGACACAGAAGCAGCGTCCGAAGCGCTGAGCAGCATATCCACCCGCGCCTGATGCAGAGCCTCGGCATAGTCGCGGTCGCGCTTTTGGACGATGAGCACGACAGCGATTGCGATGAGAGCGACGGCGAGAACTGCGGCGGCGGCAATTGTCTTCCAGTCTGCGCGCTTCTTCGGCGCGGGCTTGGACGCATCAGTCGGAGCGGACGAAGCGGGAGGCGGGGCTGCCGGAGCCGCTGGACGGGGCGGGTCCTGGAGGGCCGAGAAGTCTATCGGGTTGATACGATAGCCGCAATTCGGACACGCAGGGGCCTTGTCGGAGACCTCTTTCCCACACTCGGGGCAGTTGATGAGGGCCATAAAAGCACCACCTTATATAAAATTTGCTGGATTATACAAAAAGTTTAACACTATTCGCCCGTGAGCGAAACCCCCGGATGCAAAAATCGTATGGACGTACAAAAATGAGACGAAAGGAGTGGTGAAATTGACGAAAGAACGGGAGGTTTTAGTGGAGAGGCTGGGCCAAATCCTGCGGGATGCGCCGCTGGAAGTGCTGCGGGAGCTGTATCTGATCGCTCGGACGCTGACCGGATAGGGCCGGGACATAAAAGAGCAGGCAGACCGTCAAGGGTCTGCCTGCTCTTTTTTTGCGTCGAGGCCGTCCACGATGGCGCGGACCTTCGCGGCGAAAAGCTCCCACTCCTCCGGCGTGGTCTCCGCCATAACGGCGAGGACCGCGGCCTCGGTGTCGCTCAGGTCGCCGCCCAGGATGCGACGGGCGTAATCAAAGAGATCGTCTCGCCTAGAGCGCTCCACAAACATCGGACCGACACCCTCACGCAGCCAAACCTCATTGACGCTCAGGTTTTTGCAAAAGCTGGCGATGGTGCGGTCGGACGGCGCGCCGGTTTTACAAAGCTTGGAGACGTACTGCGGAGTAACATCCATCCGCCGGGCGAGCTCCACCTGAGAGACCCCAGAAGCCTTTACGGCAGCGGAAATGCGGGCGTTGATTGTATCCATTAAAATCACCACCTTTACTTGGTAAATACATTATACGAAATACCACGCGAAAAGTCAATAAAAAAAGCAACTCAGTTTATAAAATAACTATTGACAAAACAACTGAGTTGCACTATAATACAACCAGGATGACAAATCAAACAACCGAGACGAACGAGGAGGGGATCAATGAAAAAGTCCACGAATAAAACAGACGATCTCGTCGAGACGGCTGAGGATATGGCCGACGAGCAAAGGTACTACCGACGATATTACCGCCGCTATTATGGTTGCATGGCAGGAATCAGCATGATGTCGTTCGTCGCGGGCGATGTCCTGGGTGCGCTCGACAAGGCGTGTGGCCTCCTTGGCCTTATCCGCGGCCTCTTGCTTTTTGCATGCGGCATCGGCTGCGGCCTCCTTTTTAAGACGGTTCTCACGCTCCGCTGACAAAAAGGCGCGGAATCGGACACCGTCGGGCGATAAACGGCACGGCACGAGATCGTCCGGCCCGCCGCCCCGCCAACCATTGGAGCCGTACACCAGCCGATGACGGAGCAGGACTTTACAGACACGGAGCGGGACCTTGACTGGCTGGCTCTCACTCAGAGAGTCAAAAGCGGCCAACTCCTCCGGCGTGAGCTGGATCTGTGAGAAATCAACACTAGACACACAAACACGACCTTTCAAGCAGACATATCCCAATAATAGCAAACGCTTTCCAAAACCGCAAGGAGGTGAGAACACATGATGAGACTGACCGAGCAGGAGACCGAGTTCCTGGACAAGGTCTTCCCGCTGTTCCGGCAGCTGCCGGAACAGAAGCAGCAGGAGGTAAAGACGGCTATGGAGTGGTACCTGGCCGGGAAAAAGGCCGGTATGGCCGAGGCCGAGGGCAAGACGGCTTGACGGAAGGAGGGGCAGACATGGCAAAGCGGAGCAAGAATCCGCCGAAGGATGAGGAAATCCTCAGCTATGACAACGTGCCGCTGGAGACGGCGGCGAAGTACATCGGCTGGAGCAGCGTGACCGTGCGCTATGCGCTCCAGGAGGAGCGGGCGCCCTTCGGCTGCGCCGCCCGGAACCCGAGCACGGGGACCTGGAGCTACAACATCAGCCCGGGGCTGCTCCTGAAATACAAGCGCGGGGAGATGCCCGTGTGCAAACTCAAGGACTTGACGGCGCTCGTGGCGGACATGGCGGAGCGTCAGTTTGAGGAGCGGATGGCGCGGGTGCGCCGGACGCTGGACGGGCTGGGCTGAGATGGCGCGGGCGGTGCTGAAGACGGCGGACATCAGGTGCCCATTCTTCCGGGGCGGGACCACGGCGCCGGACCTGCGCATCCGCTGCGAGGGGCTTTACGGCGAGGGCTCCAGCATCGTGCAGGTCTTCCGGGAGCGGGCGGATTTCAACGCGCAGCTGCGCTTCTGCACCGCGCGAAGCTACGAGACATGCGAAATCTACCGGGCCGTCATGAACGCGGCCTGGGGCGAGGAATGGGAGGAGATGCAGCAATGCAGATGCCGGACGAGAAAATGAGAACGCAGGACTACGGGGCGTGGCTCTGCGAGGTCGGGAACGCGCTCATCGCGGAGCTGCGGGGCGCGCAGCTCAGCTACCGGGACGCCATCCACGCGCTGGAGGAGGCGGCCCGGGTGCTGGAGAGTGAGGCTCTGAGCCAGGGCATGGAGGCGCTGGCCCCCGGGAGGGCGCGCCATGGGTAAACGGACAAGGGCGCCGGAGCCGGGGCTGGAGCGGTGGCGGTACGCCATGCTGTTCCGGGTCACAGTCTCCGGGGAGGAGCCGGTGATCGTGCCGGCCTACGACGAGGCGGACGCCGTGGAGCAGGCGGCGGAGGAGCTGGGGATGGACCCCTGGCTCTGCCGCAAGCTGGGGGCCGAGGTCACGGTGCCCCAGGCCCAGGAGCTGCTCCGGTACGCCCGGAACAAGCGGCGGACCCTCAGGATGCGGGTCGAGTGCGAGGGCTACGCGCCCCACGAGTGCCGTGCCTACTGCCGGATGGACGCCGTCATGGACGCGGCCAACGCCTGGGGCGCGGACTACATACAGATCAAGGACAAGGCCAGGGTCGGGGTATCGGCCCGGCTGACGGAGTGAGGTATGGACAAATTCGAGCAGCAATCCCTGTTTGACGACAATCCCGCATACAGGGACTTCACGGACAAATTCAAGCCAAAACTGACCACGGACGACTGCTACACGCCGCCGGAGGTCTACGACGCGGTACGGGACTGGGCCTGCGCGGAGTACGGCATCGACCCTGCCGGGATCGTCCGCCCGTTTTATCCCGGCGGAGACTATGAGAGGCACAGCTACCAGGACGGCTGCACGGTGCTGGACAATCCGCCGTTTTCGATCTTAACAAAAATCTGCGAGTTTTACCTCCAGCACGGCATCCGGTTTTTTCTCTTCGCGCCGGGGCTGACAGCCTTTTCCGGCCGCAACGTCGTCATGCGGATGACGCACATCGTCTGCGAGGCAAAAATCACCTACGCAAACGGCGCGGTCGTTTCCACCGCCTTTGTGACAAACCTGGGCGGGGACGTCATCGCAAGGACGGCGCCGGAGCTGCGCAGGGCCATCGAGGCCGCGCAGAAGCGCGCGAAGCAGACCAAGCAGATGCCGAAATACGAGTATCCGCCCCATGTGCTGACCGCCGCCATGCTGCAAAGGTACAGCAAGTACGGCATCGAGCTTGCAGTGACGAAAAAGGACTGCATGCCGATCAGCAAGCTGGACGCGCAGGACGGGGCCGGAAAAACCATATTCGGCGGCGGGCTGCTCCTATCAGAGAGAGCCGCCGCAGAGAGAGCCGCCGCAGAGAGAGCCGCCGCAGAGAGAGCCGCCGCAACGGTATGGGAGCTGTCGGAGCGAGAGCGCCGCATGGTCGCGGCGCTCGGAACAGAAAGGAGGTAAACCACCATGGCGTGGAATAAAGCCTTGAAGGCATGGGCAAGCGAGGAGCGCGAACAGAAGCCCGGCAGTGTGTGCCTGGAGATCGAGGAGACGCTGGCGGACGGCTGGATCCGCGGCACGGAGATGCAGATCAGCCGCCGAGGGCTGAAGCTCATCCTGCTGGCGCTCCGGATCGCGCAGCACATCTGAAGAGGAGCAAGGGGACACCATCAAGAAAGGAGAAGATGAAGCATGAAAAGCAGCGTGCGGCCCATTGCGTACCTGGTGACGAGCATCCGGGGCGGGGTCAAGGAGAGCCATTACGAGGCCCAGGAGGGGCTGGGGCTCCAGGAGGTGCTGGAGCACGACACGGCGGTGACGCTCTACGCCCAGGCTCTGGAGCGCAAGTGCCACGCGCTCCAGCAGCGGGTGAAGCTCCTGGAGCGGATGGCGGAGGCGGTCCGGGCCAGGGAGGACGAGACATGACGCCCCGGTACGGGCGGTGGAAGGAGCACCCCTGCCGCCAGGACTGCCCGCAGCGGCGGGCCGGGTGCCACGCAGAATGCCGGGCCTACCGGGACTACGAGGCGGACAAGCGGCGCCGGTACGCCGCGGCGGAGCGAGCCAAGCAGGCCTACGAGCCGACCGCCGCCGCGGAGCGGCGGGCCGCGGAGGGACAAAAAAAGAACAGGAAGGGAGACCGAAAATATGGACAGGGAAAATGAGCTGATCCTCAGCGGCATCGGGGCCTGCCCCTACTGCGGCCAGGCGGTGGCCGTTGACCGGCGGGAGGGCGAGACACCCGCGGACGCGGCGGCCCGGGTCTGCGACTGCATCGGCGCGCGCCAGGCCCGGGAGGACGCGCGGAGGCGGGAGAACGCCCGGGCACTCATCGAGGAGCTGTTCGGTGAGAGCTGCCGGGAGGCCTACGGCCTGGAGCCGGTGACGCCGGATGCCCAGGCGCTGCTTGTGGCGGCGGCGGACCGGATCATCGAGGGGAGCGTCTCCTCGGCGGCGGTGGCCGTGACGGGCATCTGCAAGGCGACGCTCCGGATGGACGGAAACGGCAGCATCCGGGCCAAGCGCCAGCAGGGGCGCGTCATCGAGCGGACGGAGGGACACTGATATGGCGGCCAAGTCCAACGCGCGCCGCCGGAAGGGCCGGGCGGGGGGAAACGTCCTCGCGGCCATCGAATCCAACATCCGGGCCGGGATCACCGCCGAGGGGGAGCGGAACCTCGCCCTCTGCGCGGCGAGGGCCAACGCCCTGGGCATGAGCTACGGCCAGTACATGGCCGCGAAGCAGGCGGGGCGCGTGCGGTAACGCGCAGAACGAGAACCAACATCACGAAAAGGAGGATACATATGACACGGGAGGAGATCATCAGGGGGCTGCGGTGCTGCGCACACGCACAGCCGGAGTGCAAGGCGGGCGGCTGCCCGATGTTCCGGATGCAGGACCCGAACCTCGCGGGCCTGGACTGCATGGCCGTGCTGATGCGCGCGGCGCTGGAGCTGCTGGAGCGGGAGGGACCGGAGGCATGACAAAGGACCAGGAGGCGGCGATTGCCGCCATTGAGGCACAGCAGCCAAAGACAAAAAGTGCCGTGTGGATGGTGGGCGAGCAGCTCAAGGACATGGTGCGGGCGGAGCCGGGCATTGCGGCGCTGCTGACCGCCGACCTCGCCGGGGAGGGCATGGGCCTTGCCGACGCCGAGAAGAAGATTGCGGAGCGGGCGAAGCAGAACAAGGTCGGGAATTGCGGCGTGGTGACGCCCGCGGAGGCGGAGGACATCCTTCGCAGCTTCTACGGCCTGCCGCCGCGCGGCGCGGCGCAGGAGGAGCGGGACGAGGCGAAGTTCACGGCCCCGGAGGGCATGCTGGACCTCTCCGCCTTCCTCTGAGGGGGGCACGGCCATGGATGACTTAAAGGACCTTCTCGAGATTTTGCCGGAGGAGGCGCCGCGTGAGGTGCGGCAGTGGGCAGGCAGCAGCCTGCAGGACGAGCTGGGCGGGGAGCTGTGCCTCTTCCGCCGGGAGAGCGTGGAGCTCTACCCGGAGGACCAGGGCTGGCCGCTCCCCGCGCCGGAGCGGGTGCAGAACAAGCGCGTCTGGGGCGCACGCTGCACCTGCACCGCCTGCGGCGAGGACTTTGTCGCCGGGTACGGCAGCGCGAAGCAGGGCGGCATGAAGATCCGGGGGATTAGCCTCCTCTGCGGCGACGACGGGCAGCTATGGCCCGGCGTGCCGGGCCGGGATGAGCTGCCGGAGGCGGTGATCGACATCGCCGAGGGCGAGGCGCTGAGCTGCCCCTACTGCGGGTCAGAGGTCCGGCTGACCCACGCCGGGAGCCTGCGGGGCGGGCGGACCTGGCAGCTGCTCTTCTGCCAGGCGGCGGTGCTGGCCGGGCGGCTGGTGCTGCTCTACTGGATGGCGCGGCGGACGGCGGACGACTACGGCTGTTTTGATTGCAGCCTCCGGCCCTGGGAGGCCGTGGTGCTGGACCGGGACGGACGGCTCCGGCGGATCACCCACGTATCCCGCGGGATGTACGGCGCCAAGCCGGCCACGGCGTGGCGGCTCTGCGGGCGCTTCCGCGCGCCGGAGGAGCTGCGCTACTACAGCTGGGACGCAGACAGTCATCAGCAGATCGGGGCGCGGGTCTTCGGCCATGTGCCGGACCTGACGGGCACAACGGGCGAAAAGACGGGCATCGAGGACTACATCAAGAGCGGCGGGACGTGGCTTGCCGCGTATCTGCTGCTCTGGCGGAGGCATCCGGGCGCGGAGAACCTCGCCCGGCGGGGCTGGGGGCGCGTGCTGCAGGACAGCCTCGACGAGCAGGCCATGACCAACGCGCGCACCGGGCAGACGCGCCTGCCGGAGCTGCTGGAGATCGACTGGGGCGAGCACAAGCCCCACGAGATGCTGGGGATGGACAAGCGGAGCTTTTATGCGCTCGCCGGGCGCTGGGGGTACGACCAGCTGAAGCTCTGGGGCGAGTACACCACGGCCTACCGGGACGTGACGGCGCAGGAATTTGACGCGGCGGCCCGGGAGACAAGCTGGCGGACCGTGGAGCGGATCGTGGATCGCTGCGTCGGGGACGGGGCCGCGCTGCCCGTCAGCCGGGTGCTGCCCTACCTACGCCGTCAGGCGGCGCGGGAGGACGGGCTGGCGGAAGCCCAGGCAGGCCTGTTCTTCGACCTCCGGGACATGCTGGAGGACCGGGCCACGGAGCCGACGGAATACGAGCTCTGGCCCAAAAACCTGCGCGCCGCCCACGACCGGCTGGCCGAGGAGCGGAAGCGGCGGAGGGCGACGCACTACGCCGCGGATTTCGCCCGGCTGGCCGAGAAATACGCGCCGCTTGCCTGGCGGGACGGGGACCTCTGCATCCGGGTGGCGGCGACGCCGCAGGAGCTGATCGACGAGGGAGACACGCTGCATCACTGCGTGGGCGGCTACCACCAAAAGCACGCGGCGGAGACGGACGTCATCTTCTTCGTGCGCCGCGCCCGCCGCCCGGAGCGGAGCTGGTACACGCTGGACATCCGCATGGACCGGGACGCGCCGAAGGAGGTGCAGCTGCACGGATATCGAAACGAGTGGTGCGACCGGGGACGGCTCCACATTCCGCAGCGGGTGCGGGACTTCTGCGACCGCTGGGAGCGTGAGGTGCTGCTGCCCTGGGCGGCGGAACAGAGAGACAAACAGACAGACAAACAGAGAGACAAACAGACAGGCAAAAAGCGGAAAAGGAGGATTGCATGAGTGAGCTGGTCACAGTGCGGGACATCCAGACCGTCACCACGGAGATCTGGATGATCCGCAGGCAGGTGGAGCAGACGGCGCTCTCGGGCGCCATCGAGATCGGGCGGCGGCTGACCGAGGCAAAGGAGCTGCTGCCCCACGGGGAGTGGGGCAAGTGGCTGCAGGAGGAGGTGAGCTTTTCCCAGCGGACCGCCAACAACTTTATGCGGCTCGCCGCCGAGTACGGCGACGCGCAGGTATCCCTCTTCGGGGCAAATCCGCAGGCGCTTGCGGATCTGCCCTACACCAAGGCGCTGCAGCTCCTGGCGGTGCCGGAGGAGGAGCGGGAGGAGTTCGCCGCTGAAAACCACGTCGCAGACCTGAGCAGCCGGGAGCTCGAGAAGCTCATCCGGGAGCGGGACGCCGAAAAGGCGCGCGCCGAGACCGCGGAGGCGGGGAAAGCGGACGCAGAGCGGAAGCTTGAGAACGCGCTGAAGGCGCAGGCGGGCGCGGCGGGAGAGTTTAACCGCAGCCGGGAGCGCGCCGAGGCGGCGGAAAAGGAGGCGGCAGACCTCGCCGCCAAGCTGCGGACGGCACAGGACAAGGCAAAAAAGACCGCCGCAGAGCTCAAGGCACTGCGGGAAAATCCGGAGCTCCCCAAGGACGCCATGGAAAAGCTCCGCCGGGAGGCGGAGGAGGCGGCGGCAAAGACGGCGGCGGAAAAAGCAGCGGAGACGGAGGCCGCGCTCCGCGCTGAAAAGGAAGCGGCGGAGCGGACGGCGGCGGAGGCGAAGGAAGCCGCAGAAGCGGCAGAAAAAGCGCGGGACAGGGCGCAGCGGGAGCTTGCGCTGGCAAACCCGGACGCGGCGGTCTTTGCCGCGCTCTATGCCGCCGTGCAGGAGCAGTGGAACAAGCTACACGGCGCGTGGATCAAGGCGGCGGCCGCGGACGCAGCCACCGGGGAGAAGCTCAAAAAAGCCGCCAGGGCGCTGGCGGAGAAGTGGACAAAGGAGGACTGGTGAGATGGACAAGCGGGAGGAACGGGTGCTGTGCAAGCACATGACGTCCTACGGCGAGTGTACGCTGACGGAGGAGCCCTGCGTGCAGGGTCCGTGCAGTCTGGAGGAGCCGGAGGAGTGGGTGCAAGTCGTGCGGTGCGCGGCGTGCCGGCACCGGACGGAGCCGAAGTGCAACAAGGCGGACGATGCGGCGCGCGGGATCACAAAGTGCGGTAACACAAAGTCGCCATGCTATGGGCGGCTGGTGTATCTCACGGAGTTTTGCAGCCATGGAGAGCGGGAGGAGGACGCATGAGTGACAAAAAGCGGGAGAGCCGGAGCAGGCGGCTGGTGACGATCCGGGTGGCGCCGATGACCTACCGGCACCTCTGCGCCATGGCGGAGGTGAGCGGGCTCAAATACCCGGGGCAGGCCGTGGACAAGCTGGTGCGGAGCCTGGCGCTCCAGACCCGGGACGCGCGGAGGGGCGTATGGAGATCCGAGTGACAAAGGCCCCAGAGGGCGTGCTGCCGGAGCTGATGCCCGAGGTGGGCGCGGTCTACCGGGCCACCAGGAGCGTCCGGCGGCCCGGAAACCAGCAGTACCCGGAATTTTGCTGGATCGAGCTGAAGGGAAAGAAGATCGTCCTCCGGAAGGGGGAATATGAGATTGTGGCGGAGGACCCGCCGGAGGAGAAGACCATGCACAAGGAGCAGGAGCAGGAAAAGACACCGGCCCAGGAGGCGCTGCCGGCGGCGAAGCCACCCCAAAAAAGAGAGCCGAAGCCGAAGGAGGAGAAAGACCTCATGCCCCAGGACACGCGGCTTGCCATGCTGCGGGCGGAGCTGGAGGAGCTGCTGGACGCGCTGACGGCGGAGCGGACCAGGAGCAGCCGCCTGGAGCGGGCGCTGCTGGCCCTCACGCTGGAGCATTACGGCAGATAACGCAAAAGCCCGACGCCGGGAGACCGGCGCCGGGGCTTGCGCTCCGTGCCCGGAGAGGCGGGCACAGAGCGGAGGCCAGGCCGCCTTGGGGTGGCATATACCTTATTTAATATACGCGCGCACGCGCGTTTACGCGGACTTGTTTACCGCCTAAGTTTAGGCCCAAATCTCATCAGAGGCAAAAATGAGGAGGAGACCAGCGTGGCAGCGGACGGATACTGGGCAATCGGCACGACGGAGGCCGGGCCGATCGGAGAGAAGATCAAGTACTTTACCCCGGGCGAGGTCCCGCCGAGATCGGAGCGCAAGCGGAGAGCCGATCTCCGCAAGCAGCGGCAGAACGACAACAACGCCAACCGCCGGGTGGCGCGGATCATCCATGCCAACTGGCCCATGGGGCGAGGGACGCTGCTGCTCCTCAGCTACAGCGCAGAGGGGGTCAAGCGGCTGACCGGGGGCGCGGACTACGACGCCCAGGACCCGGAGACCTGGGACAGCGTATTTGCGGCGGCGCGGCATCAGCTGTCCCTGTTTGTCCAGCGCTGCCGCTATGCCTGCAAAAAGCAGGGCATTGCGCTGCGCTATCTGGGCTTTACCAGCGACCTACACTTTGACGGCCGGGCGCAGGACTACGTGCACACCCGCATCCACCATCACCTCATCGTCAATCCGGAAGCGGCGGAGCTCTGCAAGCGCTGCTGGCGGCTCGGGGGCGCCGGAGACCGGGCCATGAAAAAGACGGCGGACCACACGGACCTGGCCTGCTACCTGATGGACCAGTGCCGCCGCATCGACGAGCGCAAAAAATACGTCCCGGCGCGCAATCTGCGCAAGCCGCTGGAGCGGACGCCGCGCGTGAGCTGCTCCAGCCGGGAGGTGCAGCCGCCCAAGGGCGCGATTTTGCTCTACCGCTCGCCATTTGAGGTGGGGCGGCCCCAGTATATCCGGTACATCCTGCCCAAGTGGACCAAGGCGGGCCAAGAGGAGGACGACGATGGACAGGCGAGCTAAAACCAGGGATTTTTTGCGCGGATACCGGCTGAGAGCTGCCGCAATCGAGACCATGCCGGAGCGCATCGAGGCCGCGGAGCGGGCCGGGCAGTCAAAAAAAGCGGAAGCCATCCGCCGCGCCGCAGAGCTCGCCGCAGCCGAGAATCTGGCGACAGACCGTGCGCTCGAACTGCTGACAGATCGGGAGCGGTTGGCTGTGAAAATCCTATACATTGAGGCCAACGCAGAGGACCGAATCGGGCGCGCTATGGCAGCCGCCGGAGTGACGGAGCCAAAGAGCGTCTATCGCCTGGCAAATCGCGCGCTAGACAAGGTCGGCGTCGTGATCCTCGGACCGTCTCGGGGGATGACAAAAAACGGACAGTTACAAAAACGATAACCGGTATTAAAATAATCACAGGGGAGCTGATTTTGTGGACTATGGCGGGAGCCGGTGGAAAGCCAAGCGGCTGCACATCCTTCGGCGGGACAAGTACCAATGCCAAGAGTGCAGACGGTACGGCAGACTGACCCAGGCCACGGAGGTGCACCACATCAAGCACGCGGACGAGTAC